CTTTACACCCTCTTGTGCTGCCTCTTTTTGCTCTATGATGATAAGAGTTTGTTCTTTTATGCAAGCTAAAAAGCCATATTTTGCACAAAGAGTATAAATAAACTCAATATCGCTTACATTGTTTTGAAGTTCATGTTTAATATAAGCTTTGTTTGCATTATTTGTTTTTGCTTTTAAATTATTTTCCCCAGCAATTTTTAAAGCAATATCTGCAAGATTAGTATTTTCCCAAGTTCTTGATTTTTTATTTTTAATATTGCTAGCAAAATTAATCGCAGTAGCTTTAATATCTGTTGTTTTAGAGCTATAATTTTTACTAAAACTATTAATGCTAAAAGTACCACATTTAAAAAGTTTTTCATTAAATCCAAGCCAAAGTTCTAACTTATCGCCAAAAGGAGCTCTTGCATAAAGTCCATTTAAACTGATGCTTATCTCATCACTTTCATCCTTGGCCTTATCATCAAAGCTTAGATTAATAAGATTAAGACTTATCTTTTGTGTAATATCTTTATCATTTGCTTTTATCTTAAAACTAGGATGATTTACCATAAAGTTTCTTCCATGTTTTCTTGAATTTCAATATTAGGCAAAATCACTTTATCTCCTGTTTTTAAAAGAGGCTCTAATTTTGGATTGGCTAATAAAACTTGATCAAAATACAAAAGCGTTCCATAATGCTTATAAACCACACTATCAAGCCTTTCATTGTTTTTTGCAATGTAAATCTCACTCATCAAAATCCCTTTGTAAATTAAGTTCAAAACTTTGTGTTAAAAAGCCACTGCCTTCTAAAAAAGCACTTTGTTTTTCGCTGATACTTAAAATCGCAAATTTTCCAAAATAAACTCCACTGGCACTACACATTGCATAGCTTTTATTTTGAGAAGCCATTTGCTTTAAAGTATCTAAATAAGTGTTTTTATCTTTACTAAGCGGTAAAGTTTTACCACTTATTTTAATACTTTCATTTGCTTTAGCAACGCTGATTAAAGTATTATGATTATTAATACGTTCAATGCTTCTAATGCCGTATTCATAATTTTTTTCAAGCTCATCTACATTTAAAGCTTCAAACTCAAACTCACCTAAACAAAATATCATTTTAACCCCAAATTGTTGTCTGCACTTTTTTATCTGCATTTTTATTTAATGCACTTAAAACACTATTTTCAACTTCTTTTGCGAAAGCTTTTAAATCAAACACTCCATTATTTGAACTTATATTAAAAGTTCCATTAATATTTACATTGATTTCATTTTTTTTAGAAATATCACTTCTTTTGGATAAAGCGGCAATTTCAGCTTGTCTTGCTTCATGCTTTGGAGCACCTGATCTTACTATGCCATGATGGGTTCTAGAATTATCATTTTGTAAATTTTGATATTTTTCTCCATCAACTTTTTTATCATTATCACTAAAACCAAAAAAAGAGGCCACGCTTTTAGCTATATCTTTAATCTTTGCAAATGCTTTGCTTAACCATTCAAACTTAGAAGCAAACCAATTAAATAAACCACCCCATAAAGAGCTAAAAAACTCGCCAAATCCGCTAAAAACGGAACTAATTTTATCTATAAATCCAATGAAAAAGGTTTTAACTTTATCCCAGTTCATGATAACAAGCGTTGCAATGGCGGCAATTGACATTAAAACAAGCCCTATAGGGTTGGTTAAAAAAGCGATTTTTAATATATTAAAAGCAGTTCTTATAGCATTAAGCGTAAAAGCAAATTGCGCTCCTGCAATTTTTGCAACCAAAAATCCTACCTTTAAAGCACTAAGGGCAACACTAGCTATAGTTAAAGAAACTACTAAGGCACCTATAACTTTACTTAAATTTGGAAAAGCATCAATAATCTCTCTAATAAAGTTAATCAAAGATGAGATACTATCCATGACAAAGCTTAAAGCAGGTGCTAAAGCTTCGCCTATGCTTGCACTAAGATTTGCCATACTGGCACTAAGTTTTGCAAAGCTTGTGTTAGTGGAGTCTCCTAACTTTTTAAATTCATTATTTAAAGCACCCATTTTTGTATTTTTTAAAGATTTTAAAGCTTGTTCATACTTATCTGTATTGTCGACTAAATTTTGCATCATGCCTGCAGCACCCGTCCCAAAAACTGAATTTAAAAAAGAGACCATCTCATCTTTTGGTAAGGTTTTTATCTGATTTAAAAGTACTTTAACCGCACCACTTGCATCTTGTTTAAAATAAGCACTTAGTTGTTCTGTGCTAAGCCCCAAGCTTAAAAACTTGGTTTTCATATCATCACTTGCATTATTTAAATTACTCATAACGCTAGTCATTGCTTTAAAAGTTCCAATCGCTTCGCCTTCATCTTTAGTCGCACTTGCAAAAGCAGCACTTAAAGCTGCCGCACCCTCTGCACTCATACCAATAAGCTTTGCATCGCCTCCTACTTCATTCATTATCTTAGCAACACTTGAAGCACTTACATTGCTTGCTTTAGCTACACCAATTATCTTATCTCCAAGATTTTGCATATCTTTGGTATTTAATTTATAAATATTAGAAAGCTTACTCATGAAATTAATACTTTCTTCATTATTTAATTTAAAGACTTTGCTATACTTAGCACCAAGTTCGCTAAATTTTAAAAGCTCACTTTCGCTTTTTATCCCAAGCCTTGCTCCTGCTTCACCCAATTTAGTAAGCTCATTAACATTCATTCCTATATTAGAACTTAGTTTTAAAAAGTTTTTTCGTAAAAGATTTAAATTTTCATTATTTGTATTTAAAAAGGCGTTTATATTATTCATATCATCTTCAAGATTAGCACTGATTTTTACAGGCACACCGATAGCTAAAGCGCTTGCGCCTTTAGCCATAAGCTCACCTTTTAAAGCACTAAATTCTTCACCTATTGCTTTAATCTTTGCCTTGGATTTTTCTAATGCATCAATACTTTTATTTAAGGCTTTTACACTTTTATTGCTTTGATCCAAATTAGCACTAAACTTTTTTAAAGCTTCAGTGTTTTTAGCAAATTCTTTAAAGCCTTTAAAGGCTAAAGATATACCAAAGCTAAGTCCTAAATCTTGCATATTTTTCCTTTTTATTGTAAAATCTATTTATGAAAAAAATAGACAATGCTTTTAATGCTAAAATCATCTTTTTAAAAAACTTTAAAATCGTTTTTAAAGCCTTTTTAACACTCGGTATTTTTGTCGCTTTTATACTTTCTTTTTTAAGTGATGATTATTTAGCAGGTTTTGTTAATATCACTTCATTTTTTGTGCTTTTTTTTTAATACTTTATATTGTAACCTTTATCTATTGTTTTTTTAAGCTTAAACACTCTTAGCGATTTTTAAACTGATATCTAAAAATTCAAGATAATCTTTTATGTTTAAACTCATAATTTCACTATAAGAAAAATGCAAATAATGAGCTATTAACGCAATAGCTTCATTATTCAGTGCTCCCACTGGGAGTTTGGTAATTGTTTAATTCATTGCTTAAAAGAGTAATGTCTTCAAGACTTAAATTATCAAGCTCTTCTAAACTCATATTAGTACATTCTCCTATCATATAAAAAGCTCTCGAACCTTCGCCTTTTTGCATATCCATAGAACGACGCAACATCCCAGCTGTTGGGGGATTAAATTTAACTTCATTTCCATTTGATAATTTGATTATTTTTGACATAATTTTCTCCTTATAGACTTAAATTTGCTTTTACTTTTGCCATTTTATCAATGCCATTAAATTCTAGAATAAGATTTTTTATATCAGCTAAAAATAGTCTTTTGCCATCCATTGTGATTTTTATAAAATGCACATTGATTTTTATTTCACTTGTAAATTCGCCACCTGCTACAATAGAAGGGGGAGTCATAGATGTAAATTCTCCATTTAACTCCACTACAAAAGGCACTTGTTTTCCTGATCCGCTTTGATGAATACTTGCTTTAAAAACAAGTGGGATTTTTGTTTTAGAAAAAGTATTTACTCCAAAAGCTTCAAAAGCTTGTTCTCCCATCTCACTAATTTTAAAAGAGCATTCCATTGCTTTAAATACACCCGTGCCATAATTTGCACTCAGCGCTCCTTTGCTTTCTAATACTTCTTGTTCTATAATAGGCAAAGTAATATCTCTTGCTACCCCAGCATAACCATACCCATCTATAAAACAATTTGCTTGTTCAATTACTTGAGGTACTTTATTAAACATGTTATTCTCCTTCTTTTAACTTCGCGGTGGAAGTAAATTCCACCTTGCAACAAGGGATTTCATCCCCTTGACCCCTCTCTTGTGCTTTACACTCTCTTTAAGCTTGTGCTTTGCACTCTCTGTGAGAAAGCCCCAAAAGCCACCTTTTACTCTGCACTAATAGTTTTAATCAAATCACTTGCCCACTCATCAGAGTAGATGAACTCTAAAGTGATTTGTTTAACGATTGGATTATTCATCATTTTTATATTTAGATAAAACTTACCAGCACTCACATTGGCATCTGTGTTTCTTTCTTCATCCCAGCTTACCTCATAGCCAATTAAAACCTTAGCTCCTTTTAAATCTCTTAGCAATTCTTCAATGCTGATTTTTATAAAATATAATTCACTTGCTTTTTTATCAATAGCTTTAAAAGCTGCTTTTTGTCCTGCTAGGGCTATACGATCAAAAGTTCTTACACGAGCTAAATCTTGCCAAATCGTATCTTCATGGCTAGTTTCCCCACCCCAAGAGCGATAACCTTCACTTAAAATACAAGTTGAGATATGAGCATTTCTTAATCTATCTGCATCACAATCAAAACCATTGATAAACTCTATAAAATACTCTGTGCCAGTAACCCCATTCATCACTCTATTTGAGTAAGAATCACTAAAGCCATATTCTTTATCCCCATCTGTATGGGCTATTAAACCTGCGATGATAGGAGATTGTGGAACATAAGCGTATTTTCCTTGTGTATTTAAGATTTGAACCTGTGGCCAAGTGGCAATTAATCTTTTGGAGCTAAAAGCCTCCATTGCATTAATAGCTTCACCAACATTTGTAGCGTAAAGATCCACAATAGCTGTGATATTCATAGAACTTGCCACACTTTCAAGCTTAGCCTTTACTCCTGCTTCATGTGAGTAATAAGGAGCAATGATTAAATCAGGGCTAAAACCTGTTTTATGCTTGGCTTTTTTAAAAGCTTCTATGGCATTAACAATATTGGTTAAAGTGTTTTCACTTTCCTCGCTTTCTTCAAAAAAGCTGATAATTATGACATTAAAAACATTTTGTAAATTGATACATTCTAAAGTATCTAAAAGTCTAAAATCTTGTAAGTTATTTTCTTTGATTAAATCGTTTACAAATTCTTTTGCTTTACTTACATTTGAAAAGGCAAAGATTGGAAAGCTATCCACGCTTTCATAACCAGCCTTTGTGTAAATCATTTCTTTACTTGCACCTTTTATAGCCCCAGCAATACCAATAGGCGTATCACTTTGCACTTTAATAGGACTTGCCGCACCATTGCTAATATTAAAATTAACTCCATAATTTGCTGCCATTATTCACTCCTTATTTCTTTACATTTTTTGTATTTTTTGTTTTTTTAGGATTTAAATTAAGCTCTTTTTTCATAACAATTTGATCTTGTTTAGAAATTTCAAATAAAAAAGCATAATCTCCATAAGTATCAGCACTAGCTTCTAACTTTTCAACATTAAAATCTTCACTTTGAATTTCTTGCTCACCTATAAAAATGGATTTTTTTACTCTTACATTGGTAATTTCTGTTTGACCATAATATCCATTACCTCTAGCAAAAAGCTTATTAGGCATTGGTGTATTTTCAAGTTCTATGCTTACCTCTCTACTTCCTGAACTAGACCATAAGCAACACTCATCAGAACCACCATTATATTTTTTAAATACATGGGCGATTTTGTGATAGGTTTCTTGATAAATACCACTTGTCTTAATCGTTCCTAAAATTTGGTTTTCTCCTGCAATAGGATTAGAATCTATAGTAAAATCGCTTCTATTAAGACCATTACCATCTTTAGTCATAGTAAATTTTGCGTTTTCATATTCATCTTGAACTTTATTTGGAGTAGCAAAACCATTTTCAAAACCAAGTCTTAAATCACTCATACAACCCCCATATTGTCCACCTGTTGTAGTGTTATCAAATGTGATAATGATTTTTTCTTTAGGGGCAATATCATTGCTACCATCTCCTAGTAAATCAACCCAGCTTGTAAAATCATTATCATTAGCAGTGCAAATAAATAATTGCTTTTTACTTTCTACAACCGCCCAAATTTCTCCCACTTTAGCTTGTGTATTGTAGTTAGGTGGGGTTTTTGATATTTTTATGTTTGTATTTTGGAAATTTTGATCTTGTAAAATTTCCTCAATGAGACTTTTAAGCTCCTCTTTATTAACAAGCTCTTCTTTAAAAAGCTTTAGTTTTTTATCTATAAGCTCATTAACTTTTTGAGCATTAAGCTTATCACTAACTATAGGTTCACTTGGCTCTTTTGAGCCTTGATTAATATCTGGAATAAAAGAAATTCCATAATCTTTCATTTTAACTCCTTTTTATGCTTTCACTTTGTGCGAATAAAATCCGCCCAAAGTCGCTTTTACTCTTGTGCTTTGCACTCTCTTTGAGAAAGCCCCCGTCCCACTGCGTGGGTAGCTCACCTTTTTTTATTTTCCTTTTATCAAGCATTTTATTGCATGATAAAGATTGCAAGAATGATAAAATACAAAGATTTTAAGTCTTGAACATCCAAGCAAAGTCATAGCTTCTTTTAATGCTAAATCAGCTGTCCTATAATCAGTTCTTGAATTTGCTTTTTCGCATAAAAAATCATGCACCACACAAGCGCTAAAATACTCACTTTTAAAAGGTGGAAACAAAGACCAAAAAAGGCGTGGGATACTTGCACTATCAGTTTTAAATCCTTTTGGCACAATGCCTTTAAAACTAAGCAAAGCAAACTCATAATCTTGTATCACTTCAAACCTGTCCTTATCGTATGGCTTTACGCATACTCTTTTTAATTCTGCTTTAGTCATTTTTCACTCTCCCAAACAATTAAATCAAGTTCTTCTTTGCTTTGTGTATTTCTAGCTTTTTCTTTTAAAGCACTTGCTTTAAAAATAGTCTCTTGCACAAAATAAGCCATGCTACTTGCAAAGAGTTTAAACTCATCTACGCTAAATCTTGTAGTTGTATTATCAAGCGCAATCCAATCAATATAAGGAATTAAATTAGGATTAACAAGAGCATTGGTTACTGCTCCATTAATTCTTAACTGATCTTCATTAGAACTTTGATAGATTTTACCTTTAAAAGAAAATCCACCATTTAAAACGCTTTCTTTTTTAGCATTGATTTCATTTATTTTTAATTCTTTTGCCTCGTTTAAAAGCTCTTCTTCACTTTTAGGAGGATTTATTAAAGAGTTAAATTCTTCTTCACTAATAGGTGTTAAGCCTGTTTTAATTTGCTCATCGCTCACTTCATCCTCATAAGCATAAATTTGATTATTATCGTTTTTGTCTATAAAATATTTCATTTTTTCTCCTTATTGGACATTTAAAATTGTTGCCTCAATATTTGGCTTATCCATAACAATATTAAACAATTCTATTTTATATGTGTCATTTGGTTTCAAAATACCTTCATAATATGTTAATGGAATATATTTACCTGTTGAATTAGTGTATTGTATAGCATTTATTTTTTTTATTAAAGAATTATTTATGTATATACTAATACTAGCTTGATTGACTACATTATCGATTTGTTGAATTTTTATTGCAATAGGTGTTTTTCCTCCTGTTGTATTTGTGTATATCACATTATTAGACATAGAATGAGATTTAAGTAAAGAAGTTCCATCAAGATAGGTATTAAACCCTATCAATGCTAAAAGTTCTGGATCTTTTAAATTGAGTTGATTTTCTTTTAAGGTAGCTAAATTTACAAATTGATTGTCATTTGTAGCTTTTATAGAGCTTGTAGGTAGTTTGGTAAAGTCTTTAGCTCCTGTAATGGTTTGATTAGTAGCTAAAGTAACATATTTGGCAATTTCTGTATTAAATTTATTTTCTAAAAGATATTTAGCAAACTCATCCCATACTTTTTTAAACTCTGCATCATATTTTTGCGTTAAAGCATCAATTTTAAGATTAAGTTCCACTTTAATAGCATCCACATAATCACGACTTGCCATAATCACACTAGGATCTAGTTTTAAAATAACTTCCTCTGCATTAGAAAGCTCCATGACAATTTTTATCATAAGCTCTTTAGCACTGCCTTCTTTTAAGATAGGTTTATAAGTGCGTGGGACATTTCCAACTGCAAGCAAATCTCCTGCTTCATCATAAACGCCTACTGCATTAACTTCAAACCCGCCCACATCGCTTGGCACATGACACATTAAATTCACATAGTTTGGATTGCTTTCATCCACGCTTTTGCTACTAATATTAGCTTCATATACAATCTCTTCTAAGCTTTGCATTTCTTCACTGGGCAAAATAACTTTTGAACTTAATTTAAAGCTTTTTAAATTGATACCATTTCCACTTGCTCTTGCGGCAATAAATTTAGCAATGCCAATTTTTGTTAGTATGGTATAGTATTCACTTTTTGCCATTAATACACTCCTTTAAAATCAATATTAGTTCTTGTTATTTCACACATAAAAACACCCATTGCATTTAAACTTGGTTTCTGATTGTTTTCAATTTGCGTGGTTTGAAAAGGTAAGATTTCTATAGTTTCTCCAAGATCGGAAGAGCACACGTCTGAACTCCAGTCACACAGTGATCTCGTATGCC